TACCTGAGCTAATAACAAGTGAACCAACACCATTAGCAACAGCATTACCACCTGATGTATAGGTTGTATCTACACCAGTACCACTAACGCTATAACTGCTACCTATTCGATCTGCAGACGTTGTAGCACCACCTACTGTTAGTTTTACAGAACTGGTAATACTATGTGATAGGTCAGCATAACAGGCAGGTGTAACTAATAAAGACAATAATAATAAAAAGCTTTTTTTCATTTTGTTACAGTTTTATTACTTTTATTATCCATCATCTTAGCAGTATTGCCACTTTTCTTGTTTCCCACAGATATACCATAACTACCTAAAACACCACTTACTAGACCTGCTGTAAATGCACCATCTATTCTTACTTTACCCATGTACCCTAATGTCATCATTGATAAAGACCAGGTAAGTATTAAAAATCTAATAGCGTGACCAAAAATATCACCCCATTCAATACCATCTTTTTCTTCTTTTTCTTCCATACTTAAAAATGCTTTATACTATAAGCATATACATAGATAGTTAAGAATGGTAGAAGTTATAGCAGCAGTAGGGGGTGCAATGATGACAGCCTGTTTTGTATCTGTAGGTTCTGTATCTTACAGGGGTAGACAATCACGTGATGACCTAGTGCGTAATACAACAGCTATTGAATTATTAACAACAAAGATAGATGATATGCATGACGATATGAAAGAGGTATTTCACAGACTTAAGGAAGTAGAACTAGCTGTTGCAGAAATTAAACCTAGAAGGTAATAAAAGGCTATCTAGCTTTACAATGGGGATTAGACAGCCTTATAGATGACCATATTAAATTTAACGCTTAGAATATGTTTGTAAAGGAAAACTAAGTTATGTACAAAATTTTAAAACCTATACTGCTACGCTTTCTTACTTCTACAGGTTGTAAAAGATTAATTGTAGATTTACTAAGGTCTATCTGTAAGCAAACTACGAATACGTTAGATGATAAGGCTGTAGATATGTTAGAACAACAGTTGTTTCCTAAATTAAATTAATTAGTCAGGAGATAGATCAAGTCCAACACTTGCCCTGTCTTTCCTAGTGCAATAGGTTTTTTATAACTTTCAAGTTAGCGTAGAACTTATAAGAATACTAACTATCAGGCTTCCCGACTAATATTATTTTTTCATTATTTTAAAATGTTCTTTAATGTAGTTGTAATACTCTTTTCTTGCCTGAATAGTACTTTCATAAACTTGATACATATTTTTTAAAATACCTGCACCACCATTTTTTTGCTGTATTTGACCTACAGAAGGAAATATTAAAGGGTTGAAATCTTCATGTGATGCTAAAAACTGGTACATTTTCATAGGAAATTTTTTATCTGACTCTAACGATTCAATCACACAACAAAACGTATTTACTGTTTCATCTTCTCTATAGTGTTTCAAATGATTGTATAAACATTCCCATTTGTATTTAGGTAAATCTAAATTTAATTTCATTTGTTTACCTCCTTACAGGCTAGTTCTATACCTGCATGACAATCTGTAACTGTCATGTCATATAGGGTGGAATCAAGGGCTGTATAAAACAACCCTGTAGCAGCTAACATCATTAGAAAGTTTTGCATTATGCTACCTCCTTTTTAATTAATGACTTAAAGCATCTTGAAGATAGCCAGTATAAATCTTGTCCAAACATTCTTTTTTCTGCTTTTGTTTGTCCTCTTTCTTCTATCTCTATTGCACCTTTGTTAGCTAATGAACCAATTACACCTTTTAACTGGTTTTGTGTAATGTTAAGTACTTTAAGAAGTGGCTGAACATCTGACCAATCTAGTAACCATTCTGAAGGGTCATCTAAACCAAAATCACTTTCTTCTAAAGTTGTATACCAATCAATAGGAAATAAATCCATAACCTGCTTTTCTAGGTCAGTAAATGTATATGTAGTATCTACACAAGTTTCTAATTCTTTTGAATACTCATAGCCTTTTATAGTTTTGTTAAGTGCTGAATGAGTTTGTGGTAGTGTGTTTGTCATTTGGAAAACCTCTCGGTGTTGTGTACTCTTTTAATATATATCAAGGGTATACCCCTGTCAACTAATTAATAAAAAACAATAAAAAACCCTCTATAAAAGAGGGCTGTAATTATGTAAATAGATTTAGTAACCTGATAACTGTTTCTTTCCACCACCTGCTACCTGTCTGTTAAGTCCTACAGAACTACCTGCTGCTAGTCCACTATTTCTACCATCACCACCTGCACCTGTAAGTCTTGTTTTAGTGGGTAGCTTTCCATATTTATCATCTTTATATTTTTGTATTATTGCCTTTTCTGTTTTATTAGACTCAACAACAGCTAGTGCAGATTGGTTAACAGTTTTATCTGCTATTTGTAGTTGTCTACCATTCTGCTGTTCTTCTCTTTTCATCTTATGTAATCTATTATGTATATCTTCTGCAAAACCTTTTCTAAAGTCATTTCTGTATTTTGCACCTTTCATAGCAACCATAAAAGGGTCTTGCTTACAATGTGCAGCCCATTTATCATCAAGTGCTTGCAAAATATAATCTGTATATATTTGTATTTCTATCTGTCTTGCCTTAGAACACATAACATCAATCTGTCTTGTGCCACGTTCAAACCTATTGCCATCTTCATCACGTACACAAAATACTATTGAACCATTGTAAAAATGTGCAACAGCAGAAACAATATATTGTGTAGCAGGGTCTATACGTTTGTATGGGTCACCATATCTAAATGATGTAGCTTCTATATCCTGTTCAACAGTAGCCATATCTAACTGCTGTTCTAACTGTTCTCTACTAATACCTCTTGCTGCTAGTTGTTGTTCTAGTTTTGCTTCTGCAGCAGCAGCTTCATTAGGGTTAGTACTTGTTGTAAGTCCTAAAATTTTTGAAAGAACATTTAATGATCTTGACATTGGATTACCTCTCGGTTGTGTTTACAATATTTAGTGTACATCTAAGGTATACCCCTGTCAACAAACTAATTATTTTTTTTTATAAACCTCTACATCTGTTTTACATTCTGCACAATGTAGATACGTTATAAAATCATAAGTATCATCTAATTCATATTCTTGCGTATCGCTAATAATTAATTCTTTTTTACAGTAAAGACAATTCATTTTATTAATTTTGCATACTGTTCAATAGTCATAACAACCCTCCAATTATCACCTTCTGCACAGCCTGGTCTTTTATTAAACCTAACCATTGTAATAGCATGGTCTACTTTTGCGTTTAGTCTTTGCTGTTCTGCTTCTCTTGGCTTTCTAAGTACTGCTTCACTTTTGTTTTTCATATCACAAACCTGTACAACAGTATTAGGTAGGCCAACTAAATCACCTTTATCTTTATCCTGACCTGCACCAAATCTACGTTCTATTGTATATCCTGTAGCTGCTGTTAAATATATACAGGCTTCTCTTTCTGCCCTATCACCTTTATTTTTTTGTGCGTTCATTTTTCTAAATCTGTTATTTTTTTCTTTAACTCGTCATACTGCACTATATATTCTTTTGTACTAAATTCTTTTTTATTACTGAAATGATACCTGTCACTTAATGCACCTAACTGCACATATAAATCATCTATCATTTGTTGCTTTTTTTTATTAAATTCTAAATTCAATATATCTGGTTCTTTAGGTTGTTTTGTCCAATCTGCTACTAACATAAGTAATTCTTTAACACGCTTAAGTGCGTTTTCAATTTTTTCTGTTGTTTTCATCTTATAGACCATGTAAAACCTGTTTCTACTTTAGTTGCAATACCTTCTTCTCTTTCCTGTTGTTCTTTATCTTCTATTGCATTAATCATATCTTTTCTGAATCTATTTGTTAAATCACTATATTCCCATTTTTCTGGTTTGCGTTTACGTGTTGCTTTAACACCTTCAATACTAAATGTACTCATAATTATACTTTCTTGATAATACTTTTCTAAAACCATCTTCTTTTCTGTTATCTGCATATCTATGTCTTTTTTCTGTAGCTGCAATACTTTTAACTGTCTTAATAGTTGTTCTGGTTGTGTATTCATTGTTAAAATCTAAATTCTTTATGTTCTTTTGGTTGGTAGTCATTTGGTAAATGATACAGCCATTCTAGAAACATTCTTGCAGCCATCATAATTTGTTTATCATCAAACTTAGCTAACCATTCTTCTCTATCAATTTTTTCTAGTTCTTCTTCAAATGACATAGCAAATAATAAATAAAGAACAATAATTACATTTAGTATGGGGTATACCCTTATCTAATGCAACCCTTACTAAAATTTTACCTGTTTACTAAAGTAAAGGGTTCTAGCTTCTTCATAATCGTACATACATTCTTGTGGGTTATAATCTTGTGTTTTTATTCCATCTGGTGTTATATAAATTACCCTGCATGACCATAAGTCAACACCTGGATAGTTTTGATATAACAAAGAAACATAACCACCCATCTGTAACCTATGGTTTTTCTTTTTATAAACCTCTTGTGTTTTAAAATCTGCTAGACATAACATACCTGTATCTTTATGCTGTAATATCACATCACAACTACCTGCAATATCTCTTTTTCTATCTACCATACGTAACTCATTAGCGACACAATCCCACGTTTCCCACATTCTGTAATTCATTAAATGTTCTATCCAATGTGAATAATCTTTTGCATAAGCAAGTGCTAATGTTTTATCTTTTGTTTCACACCATATCTGTACTGCTTCATGTATAGCTGTACCCCTAATAGCTGCTTTTTCCATTTCTTTACTTACGTATGTATTTTCTTTAATTACTTCAGAAACAGAACGTGCCACATATTTCTTACGTTTTAAATCATAGTATTTATGTGGTTCTGGAAAAAACTGCAGAAAAGGGTCTTGTACTAAAATATCCTTAATTTTGCTTTTCATATTCCACAGGGTCAAAAGTTATTTTACCTGTAAGTGTATTTTTCCATTTTGGTATGTTTTCTAAACGTAATGATGGACTTGCACCAGATTTTGTACGTAGTAAACGCTTCCATTTACCTGTACCTGTTTCTCTTTCATAACCCATGGCTATAAACCAACCTTCTGTAGGTGTATCTAAATCAGATACCTTTAACAAACCTTTTTTTACCATCTTCTGTAATGTAGCTTTTGCACTATTACCAAATAAACTTTCCATTAGATTAAGTTCCCCATTTCATCAAACTGTACAACCTTCTGGTTAGGGTGCGGTTTATTTTCTTCTACAAAACCTTTGTTATTTATTTTACTGATTGTTTCATAGTTTTTTATGGTGCAACCTTTCCAAGTACCTGCAAGTATACCTGCTTCTAACTGATCTCTTAATATCTGTTCACCATACTTTTGTATAAACTTTCTGTATTCTGTTATCTGTTGTTTCCATGCCTGTATTGATTTACTACCCTTCTTAACTTTCCAGAAGTCATCTATAAGAGTTTGTAAGTGTTGTAAATCACCTGGTATTATCTTTTCTTGTTTTTCTTTTTTATTTATTTTTTCTTTTTGTTCTTTTCTTTCTAAACCTTCTTTATCTAATTTATTATCTTTATGTATATATAGTGCCATATTATTTTGTTCTTTGTATTTCTGCAAAATACCTAAAAGTATTAATTCATT